ATATGCTTAGCTACATACCCAGTCTTTACCCGCTTGCGCGGCACCACCCCAGTCCCCAAAAGGTGACTAGGGAACGTCGACCCCCGTTAAGGGGTTACGCTAACACGTATATCTTTATACGGTTGTACGACTTTACGCCAGGTAACGTAGTTACGAGGCGTCCTTTCGTATAGCGGTGGATGTTGGAGGGACCCTCCCGGGTCTTCCAGAAATCCACATAATCCGATAAAACTATCGAGTTAGGAATGGGTCCTCGGTTAGAGGACACATAGGTGCTATACAACGGGTATACGCGGTCGCCCGGAAGGGATGCCATTTCCTTCCTAGGACGAAACGAGTATGTTTCGAAAGTGTACCCACTCCACCCTGCATCTCGCCCGTGAGGGCGAAGGGTATGGTCACCCAAAAGGTGACCGTCGCCATAGCCATCTGGACCATAGATGATAATCGATGGATCCAGATAGTAACGCAGGATAGCAGCCGGCTCTTGATCAAAAGCGCGAACATAGAAGTTATGCAAGCGAAAAAGATCAAAGCAGGCCAACGGGCCCTTGACGTAGCAAGGCCGTATATTGATGCCCCGAAAGTAGTCGTGACCGCAGGACTCTCGAAAAGGTCCTGCTGAGAACGACTTCGCCCTGTTGGGGATGAAACCGCAACAGTGTAGGAGAAGACAGAGGTCATCGTAGGCGTAAGTCGGGACGATAATATCGTCCCCATAGACGCTAACAGATGCCACGTCCTGGTCCTCTACGCACGAGCAAGCTAGTGCGTAAAAGATCAGTGTCTCGAGTGGGAAGGTAAAACCATTCCCCATACTCGAGAATTTCTCCAAAGCGATACGGTGTCCGAAGTACTGCGCGTGGCTAGTCCGAAGACTAGTCAAGAGTAGGTACCAATCGACGGGGAGCAAGTCATAGACGAGCTCCCTGGCGATTGTGTCGGACGCCGAACTTAGGTCGAGGGTTGCAAGGCCCCCGGTGACCGAACCTTCGCGAGCCAGTCTCTGATTACGAGACTGGTCGCGAATGTCGATCCCAAAACGGCGGAGCCGATTAGCCATATAGTCGCCGATACCGGCCTGAAACAGAGTGTTCAAGCTGGGTTCGACGACTACGGCCCTATCGGTTTTCGCAGTTTTCGGGACGAAGACCAGGTTACCGTCATGAAGCTGAACAGCAACCTTCTTAGCGTCAACATAGTTGGCATGACCGAGAGTGCACTCGTCCGGGGTGAAAACCCAAGACGGAAGTTCACTCAAGGCCTGGCCAGCAACTTGCGCCATGTCTTCACTACAGGCAAAACCAACGCTGAGCTTCCGCCTAGCGCTGGCATTTCTTCTTTTGACTTGCGTCGTAGCCCCTGGTCC